GCGGAACGGTACTCCGTCCGGCGGTGATCCTCCCAGCAGACGCGCCCGTTATCATCAAAACGGACGTGTCTGATCCGATAAATCACAGGTCTTCCTCCGTCCAGCCAGTGGCGGTAAAGAGCGCATCCAGAACCGCATATACAGCACGTACCATGCGTTTCTGCTCATCCTGCAAGCTAGAATGATCTAAAAGCTCGTCCACGGCAACGCCCTGGGCCTCCGCTTCCTTCTTGGCACCCCTTGAGGCTTTCAGCTCATCCAGCAGGTAAAATACCTGCTCTCTGGTCAACAAAAGCGTCACAAGCTCGTCGCCCTTGTCCCCGACAAGGCTTTCCATTTTTGCCTCTCTTCTCCGGGCAGCTTCCTCGAACAGCATTTTTTTCATCCGCTGTACGCTCCCGATGACGTCATTGATGTCTTCCATTTTGTTTTCCTCCTCTCGGATAAAATCTTGGATAAATCTCGGATAAATCTCGGATACATCCCAGCTTATCCAAGCGTGGGGTGCAGCGTTTAACGTCCGCTGCCCAACGACGTTTGATGCCTTATTCACGGCGCTCACGTTCTTTCTCAAATAGCCGCATGATTTTCCGGCCTCGCCGCCGGTCCCTCTTCGCGCTCAGCGCGTTCAGAATCCCGTTGACGATCTCATCCCGCGTTTTGTCGCCCACCTGCGCGATCTCGCACTCCAGGTGCTCCACGCGCTCTTCCAGATGCGTGATGCGGATTTGCAGGTCGACTATCTCCACCCGTAAATCGTTGTATTCTGGGCTTGTCACACCATCACCTCCCCAGCCAGCGCCCAACGACGCTCTTTCTTTTCCCCTCCCGGCGCGTTATACTGGCCAGGAGGTGATTTTTTATGCTCACAGAAAACTGTTTAAAGATTCTAGCCTATCTAACCAGCCTCCCCGGTGAAAAACCAAGGTGGCGTCACAGTCTTCAATCCGTTGCCAGCGCCGTAGAGCTGACACTGGAGGAAACTGTCTCTGCCGCGAAAGAGCTGGAAGCGATAGGATACGCAGAGGTCCATTGCGTTTCAACGCCCTTGGGCAACGCCCCGGAGGGCGTCACCCTGACAGAGAAAGGGATCAACTACAAGGCGTTGAAACGCTGGCAGACACGGGCGTACTGGGCCGACAAATGGATTGATTTGTTAGCTCTGGCCATTGCCATTGCCGCGTTTATCAGGACCCTTTGACAAACGTCGCCACCAGCGCCGCCAACGACACAAAAAAGGTGATCTTGCTGACTAGATCAAAGTCAGAGAATTTCCGCCACCCTTTAAGCGGGCCTCTGTTGTAGCGTTGCACAAACTCCAACCTCCCCCCGGC